TTGTTATAAATATATTGTTATAAATATATTGTTATAAATATATTGTTATAAATATATTGTTATAAATATATTGTTATAAATATATTGTTATAAATATATTGTTATAAATAAATTGTTATAAATATATTGTTATAAATAAATATATTTTTATAATTATTATGGAATGTTTTTTATGTAATTGTAATGTTGTTATCAATTTACCTACTACGGGTGGTGTAAAATGTGGTGTTAAAAAATTAGATGGACACATATATTGTTTAGAATGTGCTGATGTTATAGACTTTGCTTTAGATATATCAAATCAAAAAATAATAGTCAACCCAATAGAATTAACAACACAATTAAAAGCTAGTTCGGTTTCCTATTTTTATTGTTCTACATGTAAAAAACATGTATCATGTACAAAATGTGAAAAATGCAATACTCCAAATCCATTGTTTAATAGAAATAATAATAAGAAAAAAAAACGAAAAAATAAACTTTAGATTTTCTATTTATAGTCTATATTATTATTTAATTATAATTATAATTAAATAATATGATAAATTGGGATATATTTATTAACGATTTAAAAAATATTAAATCAAAGTATGTATTAATTTTTAAATTTTTTAATTTATTAAAGTTTTTTGATGATGATAATGCTTCAAAAATATTAAGAATAATAATAAACAATTGTATTGATATTTTTATTGAATATCCATTTTATAAATTAAGTAATTATATTTCATTAAAAAAATATCCAGAAACTATATCTGTATTAATTTCTTTTTATGAATTAATAAAAGAAAAAAATAATTTAATTTTAATTTTATCAAGATGGAATATAGCATATCAAAATAAAGATTTTTGGAATAACGATAATAAATATCAAATAGAACATTTATTAAATTTAAACCTACATATTAAAGCACTATTTGATAGTGTTATTGGTAATCAATTATTTGCAATGAAAATTATTCCAATAATTAAAGCCAATATAAATAATAGTAAATATGTTGTTTTTGAAAATGTAATTCAACGTTTAATTAAATTACATAATTTATTAGGAACTAATTTTTTTACAACATATAATATTAAAACAATGACAGTAGATGATTTTTATAATTTAAATGATGATGAAAAAATTATGTATATATCATTAATTCAAACAGAAACATTAATTATATTAGAACATACTATAGAAAATTATGATAAATTTAATATGATAAATTTAAAAATAGACAATTTATTAAATCCATTTTCAATTCATATTGAAAATGATACATGTACAGAATATGATGTAGAAGATATTAAAGATTTTATATAAAAATATTAATTAGCAAATAATATATGACCCATTCCTTTTTCAACAACAAAAAAATTATAACTTCTTGAATAAAATTTAAGAAGAATACCCAAATCATTTTGATTAATTTTATTGCCATTAATTTCATCAAAATATTCTTCTACAAATTTTGAATTTAAATTAAAATTAATTAATTTACCTTTTAACATTGAAAAATTAGCTGTTCCAGAAGGTTGAAGTTCCTCTGAAAATATACCAAAGTTATAAGCAAATACACCTTTTGGTAATAAATTATTATAATATTTATATGATTGTAATTCATTATAAAAAGTATCTGTTAATTTAGGTTTTGTAAGTTCCATTTGATTTAATAAAATATTATAACTAGAATAAATATTATTTTTAAAAAATTTAGCATAATCATATTTTGTATATACTTTTCCAAATTCACATAAACCATTTAAAAATATTTTTGGTTGCGATGTCCATATTAATTCTTTGGTTGGTCTATCTAAACTTAACTCTCCGTTAAATAATAATCTTTTATTTAAATCAAATATATTTTCTTGAAATAATTCTATAACATATTCTAATTTAGATGAACTAAAATTACTTCTTTCTATATCATCTAAATAAATACATTCTGTTATTAATTTAATTTTTGGTTTTTCAATTAAACTATAATATTGGTTATAATTATTAAATGTTTCTCTATCTAATATTTCAATAAGTTCAGTTGATGCAACATAATTCATTTTATACCGTATCCATTCATTTAAACCCATATATGCACCTTTAGAATCTAAATCATCGCCATTTTTATATAATGTTTGATTTTTAATATAATTTCCACTTGGATCTTTACCATAATTTTTTATAATATCAAATAAAGTATCTTTTTTATTTTCTTTAGATAAAGAAGGATATTGCAAAGTTAATAATTGATAATTAATATGAGTACATTTATAATTCCCTAATTTACTATCTATATCATATTTAAAATCATTCCAAACTAATTTTTTATGAATAATATTTTCATATTGAATAGTTATATTTAATAAATTATAATACTCCGTTTCATAATCTCTAAAATATATTAAATTTTTTAATTTATTTAATTTTAAATTTATAGAAATACTTGAATTAGATAATGCTACAGCGGGTAATGATGAACCAATATCTTTACAAAACCAAAAATTTAATGGTAAAATTATTGTTGTTGTATTTTTTTTATTATTATTAAATTGAATTAAATTTTTTTTATTTCCAATCATTTCATTATATGTATATTTTTGTTCTTCTTTTATATGATGCATTTGATAAATAAATGATTGATCTGCACTATATTTTTCTACAACACTACCTCCTATTTCAAGTTCAAAATCAGTAAAAAAATAATGAGCTAAATTTTCAATCCAAGCAAAATTTACATTTTTATTTTTTATATCATTATAATTATTTTGACTAAATTTCCAATTTGAATGATAGTATGTCATGTGTTTAATCATATTTTTATAATAGTTATTTACTTGTAATTTTAAATCTGAAATTTTTATTGATGATTCAGGATTAACATTTTCATTTACATTAATAGATTTGTTTAATTGTAAAATATACCCTGTTAAATTTATATCAATAAATATATCATCAAAAATTAAATTAATAATTTCGTCTTTTGATTTTTTATATTTTGTATTAAATTTAATTGTGTTTTGTTTTAAAGTTTTTAAATTAATATTAACAGATTCTAAAAGAGTAATTAATGATTGATATAATTGAATTTCAATAATACAAAATTTTTTTAAATTTTCATATAATGTTTTCCATTTATTTATATTTTTTTTTATATTTTCTAATTGATTTTCTTTTAAAGTAGTTATTTTAGAACTTTCTGTAAATGATAGAGAAGGTAATTCAATTTCAACATAACATTTTGAAATTAAATCTGAAATATTATTTAATTTAAATGAAATTTTATTATCATATTCTGGTTGTTGATCTGGTATATTTTCAATTAATTCAATACCAAAAATTGTATGTCTCCTGTAATTTTTTTTAAAATATGTAATTTGTGGATTAAATGTCAAGTATCCATCTTGTCTACCAAATGATACTAATTGTATTAAACCTCCGCTCATTAATAATTTACAATGTCTTAGTTTTAAATTATTATAATTTTTTTTATTTAATTTAAAAAATTAATTAATAAATTTTTTAGTAATAGTTTCAAAAACTATATAACTTATTAAAAAAGATATACTATCTATAAAATTTGTAATTGTATATTGATTATATAAAAATAAAATAATTAAATATTCTGCTAAAAACTTTTGTATTATATTATAAAATAATAATTCATGATTATTAAATTTAATTAAATAATTAATTAAAGCTATATCAATTATAAAATAACTTGATGTAATCATTAATGTTTTTATAATCAAATCTGAATTAATACTGACTATTCCATTTTCAAGATAATTTGTAATTATTTTTGACATAAAAAAAAGTGAAGTTAAACTTAATAAATTAATGACTTGTTGATTAATTTTAGGGATATATATAAATTTTAAAATAAAATCTTCAAAAATTAACATATAAAAAATATATGCTAATAAAAACGATAATGAAGAACATAACCAAGAATCTGTAAATAAATTTTCACCTTTCAAATAATGATTTATAAATTCAGAAATAATAACTATGTTAGTTATAAATAAAAATCTATATTTCATATTAGCAATTTTTGATGTTGATAACATATTATTTAATATTAGATTTTAACATTTTAAAATTTAATATTATAATTTAACATGTCAAAAATTTAAATTATAAATTATTTAGAGTGTGTTTAATGTATATAAATATATTTACTTTAGATAATGAAACTATTTGATTTTAAATTTTTAATATTATTAGGTTTAGCTCTAGTAATATATTTTATATATAAAGAAATGGAATATCATCGAGAACGTTTAACTTATTGTGAAGAAAAAATTAAAGAAATTGTTGATAATAAGTTAAATGTGATTAAAAAATTATCATTAGATACAACTGAATCAATAAAACAAATATCTATTTCTTCTATTAAAGATACACAATATGACGAAGAACCAAAATATGATGAAGAACCAAAATATGACGAAGAACCAAAATATGACGAAGAACCAAAATATGATGAAGATCAACAATTTGATGAACCACAATTTGATAGAGTTCAACAATTTGGTAGGGATATACCCACATTTATTGAAAATAAAAATTTATCCATTTCATTACCTGTAAAAACATTAATGGAACAATCTATTAAATCTAATATAGATACTTCATCGGATGAATCAACAAGTTCACCATCTGAAAATATTATGATTAATATAAATAACTCTAAAATAAATAACTCTAAAATAAATAATTCTAAAATAAATAATTCTAAAATAAATAATTCAGAAAAAGATTCAGAATCTAAACATTTAGAAATTTACTCTAACGATAATGATAATAATATAGAAACATCAATTTCTGATTCATTGATTATATCAAAAACAAATTCTGAAACATCAAAATCTTCAAAAACAAATGGCGAAACATCAAATACTTTAAAAATAAAATCATCTAAATCTACAGTAAATAAAAATACAAAAGAAGACTTGGATGCAAGTAATTTTTTAACAAAAAATATTTTAAACTCTTTAGAAAAAAAAACAAATACTAATAAATTATCAGATATTAATTCATCTCAAGAATTAGAGAATGTAATTGATGCTTTAAAAAATGAAATAGAAAACACTGACTCTGAACAAAAAACAGCTACCTCAAAAAATGGTTCAAATGTTTTATCTAAAATGAAACTACCTGAATTACAAAATTT